CATTTAGTTTAGGACTCCTGTCGCATTGTTCCAGATAAGTGTAGCATTTGTGCTTGCCCAATCGATTGTGCTAGGGATAACGGTATCCCATTGTGTCGTGCTGAGTGATAGATCTGTTGCTGTGATGTAAAGGGTAAGATCGACATAAGTTGGAGTGGCTCGCATAGCAATGTTCTCCACAAAGCCCTCAAATGTGCCACCTAGAAGGTTGCTTGGCAAATTGCTAATAAGCATAGGTTGACCGAAGAAAACCCCAATAAGGTTGTCTAACATAGTGCTAGGCATATTAGGATTATCAAGTCTGAAAGTAATAGCTTCTAACTGGCTTCTAGGAGATCTGCGAAGGTTCAACTGGCGATTGGCAATGTCCGTGATGTCGGTAAGGCTTTTAATGTTTGATTCCTGAGATCGTTCATAAGTGCCGTACTGGGCAATAGAGTCTGTATCTGACACGCTGTAGGTTGATCCATAAGCCGTTGAATATTTATAGATAAGGCTGTTACGGATACGAGATATAGCCGTGGTCGACTTGATGCTTGTTGGAGTTGCATAGTCCGCATCTAAAAATGTGTAGCCATTGGCTGAAAGATAGTTGGATCGATGATCTGCATCGTCAAAGCACACATTGCCATAGCAATTCTCGTAGACCTGTCCGAGTCCTGAGTTAGCAATCTGATCGGTCAATGACTGAGACTTAGCCGTAGCACTAGCTGCAAGGGCAATCATTGTGTAAAAGCCTGAGTCCACTGTGCCAACATAGGACTCTGCGTTCTCCCAAGTCACTGTTGGCGGATAGGTTGCCCAAGTAGTCGTAGGCGTTACTTCATTCCAGTTGAGGTTAAGACCAGCACTAAGAATGGCTGCAATCTGTGCTCCATCCAAGCCTTCTGCTAACGCTGTGTTATAGACCGCCTTTGTGAGCTTTGCAAGGCTTCCAATGCCAAGAACAGTGCCAGTAGTGATATAGCCAGTCTCGTTAGGGCTTCTTACCCCAATTGAGAAGTCTGATACTTCCCCACCAAATACTGTGACATAACTGCCAGAACTATTTTTAAGTTCTAAAAGGATCGATTCGGTGACATTGATTGTGAATGGTGTGCCATCTGTATTGACGATCTCTACTTGGCAGTAACCTGCCGTAGCTTGTCTGTCAATGTCTGTACGACCAGAGGCATAGGAAACAGAGGTAACAGATGTATAAACATTGTCACCTACAGTCACACGCCACGATGGCAACCACGGCATTAGTAAGCACCACCTCGAAGTGTGCCACGATCTACAGCATCTTGGATAACTTGATTGATTGCTTCTGCGATTGCATTAGGATCGCCAACCCCTGTATTAACTGTGATGTTGACATTGGCAGCAGCTGGAATTTGTCTGCCTGTTCCATTGTTGCCTAATCCTACGCCTGAGCCACCATTAGTAATAGGATCAACAGTTGGAATGTCAGCACCGATATTTGGTACATAACCTCCTAATTGATCTTGCTGGCTTGGAGTCAAAGAATTGTAAAAATCTGAGGCAGTTACACTGGCAGGAAGATTGGCTGTTGCAGCTGCTACCCCTGCCGGAGTTGATAAGTTTGGTGCGCTTGGTGTTGTTCCTATTAGTTTTAACAAAGCGAGAGCAGTATTTAGGTTTTCAATATCGATAAGAGCCTTAGGTTGGATACCTTTAAGAATGTCGGCAATGCTTTGGACTGTTGCTTTTTGTCCATTGAGTTGTCCAAGTATTTCGACATCTTTGTTAAGTTTTGCTGTAGCTGCTTCTATGGCTGCTGCATCTCCAGAAGCAATTGCTTGCTCTAAATCATACATAGATTGCTTGACATTTAGGCGTTGGACATCGTTTGCAATAGCCAATACTTGCGCTGCGTTTGTTGCTTTACCTAATAACTCTGCTTGGTTGATTTGAGCTGCTGCAAGTTGGATTGCATCCATGTCAAAGATATTGCCACCCTTGCCAAGTGCAAGGTTAGCTTTAGCAATAGCCAGTTTTAATTTATCTGCTGTGTTTTGTTTGTTTTTTAATGATAATAGTTCTTTTTCTCGCTTTGCAGCTGCTGCCTGCATCTTGGCAAGTGCTTCTTGTTGCTGCACCTGAGTAAGCGTAAGTTTGTTTTCTTGTTTTTTGACTGGACTTAAATTAATACCTGTTTGCTTGCCTGCAAAACCACCAAAGATTTGAGCAGGTAGGTTTTTTAGATTCTTAATAAGACTAGGAATTGCTCCGATAGTTACACCAATGGCGCGTTCCACATTAGCAATAGCTTTAGCAATGCCTTCAATGGCTGTAGCAGCATCGCTTGCTTCTGTGCCTCCGCCAATACGAGCAAGGGCATCTACTAATCCTCCACCAATAATTTCAGAGGCATTGTTAGTAGCAATAGATAAAACATCTACTGCATAAGAAGTAGAGCCTAGATAATCTTGAGCTGCTCCGGCAGATCTAGTAAGCATTACTCCAAGGATTTCGGAGAATGATTTAGATGTAAGTTCTGCTTTAGTTAAACCCGTATTATATTTTGCAAGACCTTTTGTTATCCCAACATAGCCTTTAGCAAGATCCTCAGAAACAGTTGCTAAGTCAATGCCAGATGCTCGACTGATTGTAATTGCATCGTTAAGAAGTTTTTGAGATTGAGTCAATGAGCCAGTAGTAGTCAACAAACCTTGAAAAGCTGGACGGAGAATGTCATCTGCTATTGCCGCTGATTTTTCTAACTTAGAGATGTAATCAGCAATTGCAGGATTAGCAAAGCCAATGCCTAGATTCTCTACTGCTCTGTTAAGTCGAAGTGCAGCTGCTTCATCCTGTGCAAAAGCTTTAACTGCTGCCTTGCCGTAAGCAGTAATAGCAGCAGCACCATAGGCAATACCTGCTGCCCCTGCTAGTTTCTTAGTAGTGCTTGCTAACTTGCCAAGTGCTGTCTCGGCTTGCTTAAATCCTTTGGCATCAAACTTGGACGCAATGTTAATTACTTCTTGATAATTCACGCTGCTCTCCCTAGTGCCCCAGATTTAGACCTTCTGTATAACTCTTGTTCTGCTGTAGTAATTGCTTTATTGACAATACCTTCTGCAACGCCCTTGTTCTGAGTCCATGCCTTAAAGATCAATCGACCACGACCCTTTAGGCTGCCTGTAAGTGGTGGCATAGCCCCAATAAACTGCTCACCAGCTTTAGGGTTTCTAGAGTGTGAATACTTTTTACCTGCTGGACCATTTGGACCAACCCAAGGTTGCCCCTGTGCGCCATTACGACCAGCAGATTCATAGATTGCGCCTGCGCGTGAGTTGTTAAATACAGAAGCCATAGAATTAAAACCTTTAGCATTTTTCTTTGTTACAGCTGTGCTAAAGCCAATCTTACTTTTAATTGTCCCAGCATTGTAAGTAGGAAAAAAACCTTCGTTAAAAGATCTAGGAGACCATCCACTTAAAGGTGATTGCGATGGCACATAACCTCTAGCAGTCTGAGCAATAGGAGCAAGTCCACGCTTTAGTTCAAGTTTTAAAGATTTCTCTAAATCTGGAGCAAACCTGCGTAATGCTTTACGGAGATCAGCGTTTCCTCTTAACTCGATCTGCATCGCTGACCTCCTTTGCCTCATCCTTTAGACCTCTTACTAGAGCATCTAGCATGGTCTTATCTAATTCTAACAAGTGCTGTGGCGCGATCCCCAACCTAATGCTTAGCCTAGCAATGAGGTAGGTGAATGGTTGATCGCGCTTTAAGCTAAAGGGTCTGAGTCAAGCACCTCAACACTTTTTAGTGTTTCGATGAACTCAATCCCGAAAGGCTTAACAGTTTCACCTGATCTGCGTATTACTTCCCAAGCCAAAAGGTAGACATGCGACTGCTTTTCTTCTTCTCGAAAAGCGCGATGAAATCCCATTTTAGTCTGTTGCTCAAAGAAATACTCCACTGCTGGAGTAATCTCTCCTTCAACAACACTTCCATCTGTCTTAGTGATCTTTAGTTTTGCCATGGTTTTGCCCCTTAATTTAGTTGTTAGATTATGACCAAGTACCTGTTGATGCAGTTGTTGTCTTGCTATTGCATGTAAAAGTGATGTCGATCATTCCTTCGTCTCCGACTGCTCCGTTGATATCTGTTAGGTTATCAACAAGGATTGTGCCTGAGTATAGAAGGTTAGTAGCTGATACTGCTGCTGAAGAATCTTGAATTGCTTGAAAAGCAACTGTTGTTCCAAAGGCTGCTTGCAGTGTTGGAAGAACTGATGCTGTAGCTGTGTCGTTCAAGAATGAAACCGTAATCGAATCTGATGAGAGACCAGTAACAAACTTATTGGCGGTGTCGCCCATAGCTGTGACAGAAATCTGATCTAGAACTCGCGATAAAGTAAATGCAGTTACATGGTCTGAAAGATTGACTGTAGCAATCTTAAATCCGACCTTATTGTTTAAGAAAATTGCCATTGATTATTCCTCATCTTTCTTTGTAGTTACTGGCTTTGGTGCTGCTGGTACTGCTGGAGTCTGACCAATCTTCTTCAAGAAGGCTAGATCCTCTGGTGTTAGCTCTGACATATTAGCTCCAACTTGTTAGGATTGATACGGAAATCTCGCAGCTGAGTAGGTCACCCGAAGCAGCATTGAGAACACTAGGCGCACTGATTGTGCCTACATTATAGGTCAAAGAAGATGCAGCGAGGAGATTGAACACTCTAACTACAAAATCTTCTATCCCATTGAGATTGCCTTCATTGTCAAACAAAGGAGTTGTAACAGTAATCTTAAAGTTAGCCAGTGGGCTGACTGTGTTGCGAGCGTTATTGCTCGGAGTGATGTAAGGATCATCTGGGCTAACAATGACTGAGTTAGCCAATACTGTGGCAGGTGGAAAAGCAAAGGTTTGCCACTTTGTATTGTCGACTAAGGCTGTGGCTAGTGTCGTTCTGAGAGTAGTGAGTGCAACTGGCATTATCCCACCATCGAGCGAGGGTCTAGTGCATGTGCTATCAAACCTCTTACCTTAGCGAGTAGCTGTGCGCTCATTCGATAAGGTGAGGGCTGGAAGTCTACAAGGTTGCTTCCGCCTAAAGTAGCGGTGCGCGCCTGCCAGATATCAACAGCGATCATCAAAGCTGCGTTCTGCACTGCTGTATCAACTGTCCAGTCTGTGTAAGACTCTGGAGCAACAGTGCCATAAGGCTCAATTGGGTGATACTTAACTGTCGTTGTGTGACTTGTTGCCATGCTGATGTAGTAATCACCAACAGCTGTAATTGTCTTAGTGCCTGCGTACTTAGTACCGCAATTAGCAATTGTGACTGATTCTCCTACATAAAAAATATCTTTTACTGGAATGTTAAAGTAAAGAGTGCCCACATTAGGAATGTTGCTATGAGCAACTGCGAATTGAGTAGGAGTCCAAAGCATTGGGATAAGGACTGTATCCGAAGCATCGCATACTTCTTGAAGGGTTGCGTCTGGATACAAGGTACCGACTCCGAGTGTTGTACGGAGTTCTGCGACTGTTGTAAGCGACATCCCATTCCTTTCTAAAGACTCTAGGGAGTCAGAGGGCTACTGACCCCCTAGAGCGACTTAGTGTGGCTTACGCCTTGTTATTCTTGAACGCGCCTGCTCCGACCTTAGTAGCGATT